TGGATCCTAGAATGGATCCTACAGTTTGCTTGTACTATATAGTCGGATCCTAGTTTAGATCCTACATATTGCTAACTGTAATATCCAGGATCCATGAAAATAATTGCATTTATTTACAATTGGCTGTTGTCTCATGTTGTATTTCTTTGTATAGTAGGGCATGTTAAATGAGTTAATAATAATAAAAAGGAGTTCAATATGCTAACAGTAGAAGAAATTTTTAGAGAATCAATGGATCTTAGTCTTGAGGATTTGAATAAATTGTCTGTACATATCAGTGATCTTAAAACTTTGACTGCTAAGTCTCAGTTATTTGTAGGTCAGAATGTAATGATAGTTCAAAAGACTAAACAGTCACCTGGTACTATTAATAAAGTTAATAAGTCTAGATGTGTTGTTGATATGGCTGGAAGGTTATACAACGTTCCAATGTCAATGATTAGGCCTGCTTAATTAATTTGAAATAACTGTTGCCCCATATGCTATTATGGGGCTATATTAGAGCATGTTAAAAAAGGAGTTTAATAATGAGTTCACAAGTAATTAAAAAAGCAAAAATAGAAGTTGCATATTCAGAAGCAACTTATGGAGAAAGAGTTGAAAAGAACTTTACTGTAATTGATAGTAAAGGCAACAATTGGACTAACTTTCCATATCACTTAAAACAGAAAGTTTCTAAAGATGGCATTACATCTAATGTCAATAGTACTAATAGTGCTAACAGTAATGTAAAATTAAAAGTTTTATATTTTGAGGCTATAGCCAAAACTGATTATGCTATGTATAGCAGTGGAAAAGATTGGCAGTTTAGTCAAATATCAGAAAAAGCATTTAATGCTCCTGACAGTAATATCATTCCAACTACTACTGAAAATGATGTTCCAAGTGAACAGCAAGAAGTAATAGATTACATCAACAGTAGCTATAGTCTTAAACCAGATTTGTTGAAGATGAATGAGATGAAATGGAAGTATCTAGTTAGAAGTGCAGTAAGAGGAAAAAACATAATGATGACAGGACCAGCTGGATGTGGTAAAACATTAGCAGCTAAGTCATTAGTCAAGTCATTAGAACGTCCAGATTTTTATTTCAATTTAGGAGCTACACAAGATCCAAGATCTACACTAATTGGAAATGTACATTACAATAAAGAGAAAGGAACCTATTTCTCTGAATCACTGTTTGTAAAAGCTATACAGACTGAAAATGCTATCATACTGTTGGATGAGTTAACAAGAGCTCATCCTGAAGCTTGGAATATCTTAATGCCAGTTTTAGATAATGGACAAAGATATTTGAGACTTGATGAAGCAGATGGACAAACAGAGATAAAAGTAGCAAATGGAGTAACCTTTATAGCAACAGCTAATATTGGTTCTCAGTATACTGCAACAAGAGTACTTGACAAAGCTATGCTAGATAGGTTTGTTGTGATTGAAATGGATACATTAAATGTAGAAGATGAGATCGATTTGTTGAGTACTCTTTATCCAAATGGTAATAAAGACTTAATGAGCAATATAGCTCAGATAGCATTTATGACTAGAACAGAAGCTAGTACTGACACTCCAAGAATAGAAAGTGGCATATCAACTAGAACTACAGTTGAAATGGCTGGATTAGCATATGATGGATTTGAACTAAAAGATATAGCAGATGTTACTATATATCCTCAATATGATAGTGCAGGAGGAGTAGATAGTGAAAGAACATTTGTTAAACAAATTGTACAAAAGTTCATTTCAACTGATGAAGATGAAACTCTATTCACTAGTGAAGAGATAGAAGATAATGTCTAAATGATTATGACTCCAAAAGGATGGACTTGAACTCCCCATCCTATTTAACAGAAGAAAAGGCAACAGTAAAATGTTGCCTTTTTTTTGGACATGTGCTAAAAACTAAAAACTACTAAATTTTGGTAAATGGCAAAAAAACCAAAATAACTGTTGTTTTGCTATTTGGAGTGTGAGAGCAACTTGATTTGGTTTTTCGGTTTGGAGATGTGTCTCAGTTTGGTGGACGGACCGGTATATAAATTACTCACAATTTTTCGCTATAGAACTTTTTAATAGAAGTTTATCCACACTGCGTGTGTATAGAAATAAATTAATATTAACTGTTGTCTCACATTATATTTTACCGTATAGTAGGATATGTTAAAAATGGAGAATACAATGAAGAAAGATAATAGAAAAGTATACACTGAGTATAGAGAATCAATAATAAAAAGCAGTGTCAAAACTGTCATGAGAAGATTAGAAGATAATGAGACTGTTAGTCAGTTTGGCGAGGTAGTAGAAAAAGCTGAAGGCATGCCGGACCTTTATACCCAGATGGCATTATACAGACAAAACCTCTTAGAGGATATAGAAGATATAGATCAATGGCTTATAAAAAATAATAAATAAGCTGTTGCCTCTTAGGATATTCAGGAGTATATTAGGGTATGTTAAATAAAGAAATAATAAAGGAGTTAGTTAATATGAGTTCAAGTTTAAATATAAAAGAACCAATCAGTGATTGTTGTGGTGACGAAATTGTTACTATAGATAATGGTATTGATTTGGAATTGCAGTGTAACGATTGTGGTGATGATTGTATCGATATCAATTTTGATTTTGATGCTTATTGTGAAGAGAATCCAGACTTTGAATTAGCATTCAATAATGGGTAGGAGCGTTACTATGGATAAAGCAATTAAGTATTCGTTACCAGGGGACTTAGAGAATACAGTCTCAGAGTTTATGTCTTATTTAGATACAGTAGTAACTTGGGATGAGTTAGATGATGATGTCGATCAGGTAAGTGATTGTTGTGGTGCTGAAGTATATGACGACCATGATATATGTAGTGAGTGTAAAGACCATTGTGGTCGTGAAGACGAGGACATGTAACATGAATAAACCATTTACATTGATAGAGTTGTTTTTGGGACTAATACTATCTGCTATCGTTAAGCTGGCGTTGTTAATATTAATAGTTTGGTAGCGCTTGTTATCAAAAGAATTTTTAACCGAGAGGGGATATTGTTGTGGACATGGATGTTTAATGTGTCCATACATACCCAAACATACAAAAGATAATACCGTGTTAGCAGAAGACATATGTTTGTATTCAGGATTGCCATCTGCTAAATCATATAATAAAAAGAGGAAAAAGAGTTGAAGAAAGAAGTAGTCATATTTGATCTTGACGGTACACTAGCGCTCATAGATGATCGACGCGACCTAGCTAGAGATGATAAGGGTAAGTTGGATTGGAGAGTTTTCCATAGCCCCGATAATATTAAACTCGATCAACCTAATTGGCCTGTAATAGAATGCGCCAGGAACTTTAAGAAGGCTGGATATGTTATATTCATTTTTAGCGGTCGATCAGATGTAACTGAGGCTAGGACTCGAGAGTGGCTATCTAAGTTCCAAATACCATATGATAAGCTCGTTATGCGCCCGCATGAGACATTAAACTTTATTCCAGATGAAAAGCTCAAGAAGCAAATGTTAGATGAATCTCTAGCTACAGTCGAAGATATCTTTTGCGTATTCGATGATAGACAGAAAGTAGTCGATATGTGGCGTAGCTTAGGACTTACGTGCTTACAAGTAGCACCAGGAGACTTTTAGATTTGGCCAGCCCCTCACAAGTACCCAATGCATGCAAACGCACCGGCAATACTAACCAGGGGCGGCCAACTCATGGGGCTGTAGCTCAGTTGGGAGAGCGTCGCACTTGCACTGCGAAGGTCGCAGGTTCGAACCCTGTCAGCTCCACAAACATATATTACTTACATAATGCTTAGTAGGATATATGGAAAACTTAAAAAACTATACTTCCTTTGGTGGTATGGAAGACATCTTAAGAAACGGTTTGATAAAAATAACTTTGGAAGGAGGCCCGAATACTAATGCAAACATTTTTACCATACAAAGACTTTAAAGAATCAGCTAAGGCACTAGATTACAAACGACTTGGAAAGCAAAGAGTCGAAGCTGTACAAATTGTTAATGCTATAGAAGGTAACCCTCGTAAAGATGGTAAACCGTACAAAGGATGGGTTCATCATCCATGTAGCGTTATGTGGAAACGATATGTACCCGCTCTCAAACTTTATACTAATGTTATGATAGAAGAATGGATTAGTAGAGGATATAACAATACTATGGAGTTGTATGATATAAACGAATGGATAGTAATGCCTACTTGGTTAGGTAGAGAAGAATTCCATTCATCACATAGAGCTAACCTACTTCGTAAAGATTACAAATATTATTCACAATACAAGTGGTTTGAGAATACCGCTGACCCGTATGTATGGCATGATGTCGAGGGAGAGTGGTATAAGCAAATAGTACAATCCGGTGAACGTATATATTATAATCAATGAAAACTAATTTGGGATTATATTTATTGGCGACTAACTTTAACCTTACCGGAGACTATGTATGTGTGATTGTAAAAACTGTGAACACTTGTGTGAAGGCTCTTGTAACAAATGTGGCTGTTGTGAAGGCTGCGAAGATAACTAAGGAGTTACTACATGTCAATTAAACTAAAAGATATGGTACTAGGTCTAACATCACTTAATAGCACAACTAAAGATTATAAGCCGGCTAAGATAGACGAAGGTGGCAACCTTGATATTAGAAAAGCATTCTATCAAATAGGAGATGGTATAGAGAATCTTGAGTGGGTCGGGAAGCGCCATAGTGATTATGCCAACGACAAGAAGATTCAACAACACGTCAAAAAACTTTTAAAGGCACATAACGATCTGCGTAAACATCTTGACAAAACTTATAACTGGGATTAACCATGGATAAAAAATTATTTAAGCGCCTTGTTAAAGAATCTGTTATCGAGGAGCTAGCCAAGATAAAAGAAGCGCAGATAGAGGTTGACACACGCCTTCAAGAAGATTATAGAATATCCCCAAAGCATTCATTCAAACAAACACCTGATGGTGGTATCATGTTACTTGGTAGAAAAGGTAAGGTGATTATGAATAGAAAAGAGTTATCTGATTTCCTTAAAGGATTGAAGAAACTTAAACTAGGCGAAGATACAGAAGGTATAGAAGAAGCTCCTCGCTCTGCAGGACATGGAATACCATCTAAAAGTGATTGGAACTTCATTGATAGTAGACTAGCTTCTGAAGTTAATAAAATTTTTAAAGCAGCTAATATAAGAGTAATGAAACATACACCTTATAAACATGGTAATAGAGGTGGTGATTCTGCAATGTACGGAGCTTTTATTGATACTAAGGATAAAGATGGCAGTAAGGTAACCATACCAATTGAAGTTGATAACAAAGGTATTGTAAGATATGCTGGTGGACCTAGTGGATGGCACAAGATGGAAAAGATTGGTGTAGTGAATATGAAGCAAGGTAAAGATACACTTAAGCTAAAAACGTTAGCTCAATCAAAAGCATTTATGAAACACTTTGCAAAGTTGCCTGGATTTGGTCAAGGCTCAATAGGAAAGAAATAATGAGTAAAATTAAAAAGATATTAAAAGAAGGTGTACCTGGATACGATGATAGAAAGTTTGGAGAACCTCTTCCTACATTAGCATCTATAGCTAGAAAGTATAATGAAGGTAAGAAGTCTATTAACGAAAAGAAAGATTTGGGTAGTGCCTATATTGAATCTATTCGAATGCTCACAGACAGAAATAGTCATACTAGAGCTCGAGCAGAACTTGCAAGACAGATAGGTGAAAAGAGATTAATCAAAGCATATGAAGGTTTGATGTATGTAGAAGATTTGTTAAAACAAGCTAATGAAACTATCCCTGCTAGAAATAAATTAGACAAGATATTATTTGCATCATCTAAAAAGAAGTTTAGTAATCATGATATAATCATGAGCGTATTCTAATGATCACCTTAAAGCAATTATACACAGAATCAATTGCAGATGATGATGCAGCAGCTGCTAAAAGAGAGAAGCGTCGATTGGTCAAATCAATGTTATCTATTGACAGTTCACTCAAAGCAATAGACATAGGACTATCTGATTTTAATTCACCAGGGTTGAAAGCAGCATATGCTGATGCGATTAAGAAGAACTGGAAAGGTAATAAGTTTGATGTTAAAGCTGCCATGAAAGATTTAGAGAAATGGTATAAAGGAAGATAATATGAAGAATGAGTCATTTAGAGATTTTGTCCCAAAGCAGTTAAACGAAAAGCTCCCGGGACATGATATAGACTACGGTCTTGATTACATAGCAGATAATATGGAAAAGTTAAGTAAAGATTTACGTGGCTTTGGTCAAGACGTTGCCAAGGACCTTGATAGTGCAGAGAAAAGAACCGTAGTAAAGACTTTAAAAAGTTACGACAATTTTATGAAACTATTTAAACAGATGTATAAAACCATTTCGTAGATAAAATGAAACTAAAAGACTTCTTTCCATTACAAGAAATATCTTTATCACAACTACAGATACCTGCAGTTGCAACAAAGGATAGAAAGAAGGTACAGAAGTTGTTGAAGAAGCTTCGTATACCTATCAAACCTCATGAAATGAAAGGTGCACCCAAGCGAACAATATATGCTATGGATAAAAAGTATATAATGGATTTTGTATCTGCAATGGACAACGCAGATATGTTCTATATGATACCGGTAGGTGGGTCATCAGGTCCATCATCTAAGATAGGTAAACCATTAAAAGAAGATGTTCTCAACGAAAAATCATATGCTGATAGTAATGGTAGTTTTGAGTTAAAAGGTTTTGGTGGTAACGATCTGCATATCAAAAGTAAAAATTTAGAAATAACTTTATCATTCAAAGGAAAAGATTTACAAAATGCTATTGAAAATGGTAGAGGCAAAGGTAAAGTTATAATGGTTGGTGTCAAAACCAAATAATGTTCAAGCATCTTAAAGAACAAAACATCTCATATATCGCACATTTTAATATAGCCATACGAGCAGGTATAGCATTAATCATTCACGCTTTCTATCCCGACGTGTTACAGGATTATGCTTCTAATAAAATAACAAAAAAATAGTTGTCTCATATGTTATAAAGTTGTAATATAGTTCATGTTATTAGGAGATAATATGAATTGTTCAACTTGTGATACAGCACTTCCCAACGAAAGAATAGAACTCAATTTAGATACATGTTTAGATTGTTCCACTGAAAGTAAATATTCAGCTCATGTAGTATATCCTCATAAGACAGGAGCATTTGTCCAACCCATTCGAAATGATAAACAGGCAGATGACCTAGCCAGATTAGATCGTAGATCATCTAAGAAGAATAAAAAAGCATATGGTGATCAGGCTAGTAATAGTTGGGACATATGGTTAAAAAAATATCAAGAGGCAAAGACAGTTAAACCTAAACCAAGACCAACTGTGTTGTGGTCAGAACAAATATCTCACATTAATGCATCCGAAGTAACACAAAGTGCTTATGATACATTTGACATGGAAGGTTATGATAAAGCGGTAGACTTTGTTAATGGTTTATATACTACCGATAAGATCAGTTTAGTTACAAAGAGCTTGGTTATCAACAAGCTAACAAGTTATTATGTGTTACCAAAAAAAGTAAGAAAACTGTTGCCTCGTGTTTAGTTTTAGCGTATAGTAGAGCATGTTAAATAAGGAGTTAATAATGAGTTCAAAAAATAATACAATAGAAGAATATTCAACTGATATCAATCTTGATAGAGATATGCCTATGGGTGAAATAGAGCATGATGGAACAACGGTAAATGTGGATTGGAAAAAGCAAGTTGAGTTTGAAATCAATGACCGCAGTTTTGATACTGTTAGTGATATGTTAAATGACATGTCCGATGATGAGTTGGAAAGTTGGATAGATGATCATATACATACTCAGGAGTGGAAGTAATGAATAATATTCAAATGTATAGACAACATCTTGATAGATACTTAGATCATTATCTTACTAATTATATGAAGTGGACAAAGTCTGAATATCTTTTAAAGGAAGTTAAACCAGCAGTTGTTCATTCAGGTCGTAAGTTTGATAGAATTGTATTTCAAAATTCAACAATGGCTTTTGTAGCTAAATCAAATGGAAATCATAAAGGTATAGATTATAAGTTAGGTGATGTGTTTAAATCAGCTACTCGTAAACAACCAGCAAAGCATGTACGAGGAAGTATCTTTGATGAATCATATGATAAATGGAATGCTTGGACAGGACCAGCTTATATGTATCAAATGGAGAGTGAGTAAATGACTGAGCAACAATTATTAGAAAAAGTTATAGAAGTGTTTGACGGAACTGTTATTGACGATGGGATAGAAAGCTATCCTACTCCCGGGAAAGATTATAATACACAGTATAATAATCAGCGAAGAGAGTGGAGCTGTAGTTGTCCTCATTATATGTTTAGAGCTCGTAAGAGAGGTTTAGATTGTAAACATATCAAGGCAGGTAAAAGAAAGAAGTTCGAACTGCTAATAAAATGAAAAAGCAAAAGCAAAAAAGTTTTAATGATCAAATACGTAAGATACGTAAGCCCAGATCAATATACAAACCTGAACAACCTCATAAGGACAAACGTAGAAGCCATAACGATGACAATAAGAATTGGCAAAAGCAAATAGAAGATGATATAGATGATTACTACTCAGATAAACAAGATTGATATTATAATGAGTCTAGTACCAGACTCATATTTGTTTAGAGGTAAGAATAAACAATTCTCAAATATTCAACGAGAGGCTATATCTTATACATTATATTTGTTATCTAAAGGTTGGGGTATCACGACTGCATCAAATAGAGCAGGATACAAACATGAAGTATCAGTCCAATTACTACGTAGAACGATTAATCAAATCCCTTCCGAAATCATTTCAATAATTCGTTAGTAACTTTTCTGTCTATCCTAATACAACGTTCAACTATAGGATGTGTTACAGGAACATCAGGAGGACAATTATAATACTGACGACCGCTCGATAGATGTGTCGCTCCTACTCCTAAAGGATGTCCGGATGGGATAGTCAAGCCAAAGTCCGGGTTTCTGTTAGCAGCTTCTTCTTTTTCTACAGCATCCTGTACTAACTCCGGGAGTACTTCTGATAATGGATACACTAACCGTTCAGGTTTAATTGTAGGAATATCACCAAGTCGTCCTCTACCCATTAGCGTAGTACCATCTTCTAATTCGTTATAGAATCCAATATAATCCTTACCAATAGCAGATACATATTCAGCACCTTTAGTATACTGATTAGATCTTATTACTGGATTATTATTATTTGGTGGTTGAATATCTAACGTTAGATCTATTTGCTTGTTTAGTTCATCTGCTAGAAGTTGTTTTGTTATAGTTCTTTTATCTGCTAATTCTTTTCTAACTTTTTCTCTGCCTTGTATTTTTTTCCTTGAAGGAGCTAGGACAGCTTTTCTTTTTTCTTGAATTAAATCTTTATCTCTATCTCTAGGTGTAACACGAGCACTAGATTGGTATGACGGAGTTTCAGGAAGCGGAGAATTTACAATAGATGAGTTGGTACTATAAGGACTGGTTTGTGGTAATGGGGACAACGTGCTACGGCTATCAGATCTACCAGCTGGTTTCACTTCAGGAATATTTGATGCGACAGTAGTACTTCGTGACACATCTGGATTATCAGTAGGGTTAGGTCCTTTACCATCCCGATATCTGTTAATAGCTTGTTGCTGGTCTTGAATGCTTACACTTTTTGTACGTTTGGTTGTACTCGAATATCTTGCCATTATATTTTTCCAAATAGTTGTTGTCTATAAATATGAAAGTTCGTAACTTAGTATATAAATAATTAGGAGAATAATATGTTTTTAAACACATTACTTACAGGACTAACTTTATTTGGTTCATTTGCAATGAGAACACCGAATGTGCAACCAAATCCTGATGACTATGAAGTTAGTGTTGGAATTAATAATGATGCAGTATATGCTAATCGTCAATGGGAAAGAGAACTTGGCGAGTTCTATATAGATGATTTATTTTGGGCAAAGTTTGATAATGGTATATACTTTAAACCTGAGTATATGGACAAACAAAGTCAAGGTGTAAGGTATCTCAAAATTGATGCGAGAAGAAGTTTCAAAAGTATATCAATTGGCTTTACAAGTCGTAACACAGATGAAAATGTATTTAGTCAAAACTTTGTAACATTCGTATCTTTTGGTATGTCTAAAAAGAAAAAGTATTACAATGATAAAATAGAAGTCGATGTTTCTTTTGATGGTTACTTTCCACCAAGTGAAGAAGATGGTAGAGATGTATTTGAATTTGAAGATAAATTCAAAGTATCGTACCAACTTACAGAAAAACTTAGGTTGTATAATGTAGGTGAAATATCTAAACTTCAAGGTAAAGAATTCTATAAAGGTAAAATTGGAATAGAGGTATCTTTATGAAACAGCATCTTAGTTGGGAAGAATTAGATCACCTGGTGGATAGACTACAAACTGATATCAGAACCAAAGCAGCTATGCAAGATAAGTTACCTAGTGAAATATACAAAGGCATTTACGGTATACCCAGAGGTGGTGTGATTATTGGTGTTATGTTAAGTCTTAGATTAGACATTCCTTATGTAGATAGACTGCAAGAAATGTATGGACGTAAATTTTTGATAGTAGATGATATTTCAGATTCCGGTGAGACACTATCCAAACTAAAAGCTGAAGTATTTAATTCTGCTGAAATAGCCACATTGCATTATAATAAAGAATCATTGATTGAACCTGAATTTTGGATTGAGGATAAGAATAATAAATGGATTGTATATCCATGGGAAAAAAGAGATAGTTTAGAGATTCAGGATTATAAGCTGTAATAGGAAACACCTAACTACTTATTCATAAGATGGAGACAAATGATGGACAAATCTAAAACAACAGAAATACTAATACATATGTTAGATCGGCTAACAGATACTGAAATAGCTACATCTGATATAAAACAAATGTTAATTACGTTAAATGCAGCTATGCAAGATATAGTGTCAGTTGTAGATTTGATGGTTGCTGAAGATGCTGGTATGTATGAATTTAAAGAAATACAAGACATTAAAAGTGGTAAAAATTCAGTTACTAAATATATAATAAGTGAATACTTTCGAGAAAATCCTAAAGAAGCCGAAGAGCTTTTGAGAGAGTTGACCGAGCAAAAGGTTTTGTTTGTAAACGAAATTGGAGAAAGCTAATTCACGATACAACATCTCTTCAGGATATAGTTCTTTTATTAGAAGAAGCTATAGATACTGAAAACATACATCTAGTCAAACAAGCTCTTGATTCTATACAAAAAATTATAGAAGACATGGAAATTGATTCTGACGACGCCTGGAAAAATTATTCCGACTTTGATTAAAATAACTGTTGCCTTGTATAGAGTTTTGTGATTATATTTAACTAACAAATGAGGGTAAGAAATGAACATTAAACAAATAGCATATATAGTTACGACCGTTACTATAGTTACTACTACAATAGTAGGATTCATTAGTACATCTTTTATGTCATCTTATAGAGAGATGTATATGTTAGAAATAACTAATCTGCAAACAGAGTTAGTAACTTGCAAGTTGCAACTTAAAGAAAAGGCTAGAGTCGATTTAGCTACTGTAGTTGATGTTACAATGTATAGACCCAATACAATAGAATGTGATTCTGATCCAGATATTACAGCAGATGGTACAAAGCTTCACATACCTCAAGCTAGTAAGTATAGATACGTAGCATTATCTAGAAACCTATTAAAACGTTGGGGTGGAGAATTTACTTATGGAGACTACGTGGTATTACAGGGTACTGATAGTAAAGACGGTATATATCGAGTACGTGACACTATGAATCCAAAATTTCGTAATGTGGTTGATATACTAGAATCACATAACGTTAAACCGTACAAATATGAAAACGTTAAGTTGTATAAACTAACATTAGGATAAGGAGATAACTATGAACTTTTTCATGAATATGCTATCAAGTGAGGCAAAAGTATCAAGTAAACGCTTTATAGGGTTTATGGCTTTTGTAATGCTAATGGCTAGCTGGGGTGCTGATACCTTCTTCCCATACGAAGTTAAAGATAAACTATTGGAGATGTTTATGTACATCACTGTAGTTGGTCTAGGTGTTACCGCAGCAGAGAAGTTTGGGAAACCAAAGTAACAATACAAGGGCTGTTAATTTTTAGTTCTCAATCAATTAAAAACGTAAAAATGGCAGCCCTTTTGTTTTAATTAAAAGGATAAGGTTATAATGAAAACAGTTTCAGTAGATAAAATAGTAGAGCAGTATGAACAGTTAAGAGATTTGGTCAGTACTAAAGTAACAGATCAAGATAACGTTACTGCTATAAACAAAATGTTAGAAGACTTTGCAGAGCGAATAATGAGTGCTCCAGCATCCGGTCGATTGAATTACCACAACTGCTTTGTTGGTGGTTTTATTGATCATACTCTGAGAGTACAGGATACAGCATTTATGGTTAGAGACTTATTACAAACTCGAGGAGTAGAAGTAAATGCTACTGATGAGGAAATATTTCTAGCAGCCATATTTCATGATTGGGGTAAGTTAGGTACTCTTGATGAACCTTATTACACTAAGCAGGGTTCTACTTGGCACCAAGATAAGTTAGGTGAATATTTCAAACATAACGATAAGATGGATTACATGTCAGTTACTGACAGAGCATTGTATACATTACAATCATATGGAATCACAATATCAGATCAAGTGTGGAAAGCAATTAAGTTGTCGGATGGAATGTTTGATGATGGTAATGTAGGTTATTACAAAAGAGCTTCAGATTCAGACAATGTATTACATTACATAGTTCATTGGGCTGATTGGATGTCAACGGTTGCAGAAAAGCAACATTACGTTCAAGAGAAAAATGCTCCTGTAAAACCAGATCCGGAGATAGCAAATCTAAAAAAATCCTTTAATGAATTGTTTGAGGATTAGGAATGTTTTTAGTTGACTATGGTGTAGTAATTTTATTAAGTTTAGTTATTGTTTTTGAAGGTATGATTATATTTTACGCGTTACGTAGAATAAACGTATATGAACAAATATTTACAGAATTAGTAGGAATAATAGATTACATAAAAGCTCAGATGGATATAATTGATAACAAAGGAACTTTCAGAAGTGATGATGAGGTAGGATTCTTTTGGGAAGCAGTGAAGAATATGTCTAATATATTAAGTGGTTTATTTGACAAAGAGGAGGATGGCAATGCCAAGTAAAGATAAAGATAAAGATAAGATAGATAAGATTAAAAAATTACCAAAGAAAAATAAAAGAATGTATTTTGATCAAGATGTAGAAGATGCAGTTATCTTATACAACTCAACAGAAGATGCAGCTACTCGATCTAAAATATATGATGATGGTATCCGATATGCATTTGAAAAGTTATCCGAGTCGATCATTAATACATTTAAATTTAGTTATTTTGACGTTCCCTTTGAAGATGTTAAAATGGAAGTAGTAACGTTTTTGGTAATGAATATGCATAAGTATGATCACACTAAAGGTTCAAAAGCATTTAGTTATTTTAGTGTAGTAGCAAAAAATTATCTAATATTAAATAATAATTCTAATTATAAAAAATTTAAGAGTCATGATGATCTCAGTGTACTTAATAAACACACCGTTGATCCAAGTAATGACGAATATGTGGAAGACTTATTAAAGGAGATAATAACATATTTTGAATCTAATATAGATAGCATATTCAAACGTAAGAGAGATATTGATATCGCCTATGCAATTATTGAGTTATTAAAACGAAGAAAAGAGATAGAAAACTTCAATAAAAAAGCTCTTTACATTCTAATTAGAGAGATGACTGATGTAGATACATCTAAAATAACATCAGTAACTAATGTGATGAAGAAACATTATAGGAATATACTTAACGAGTTCTATAAAAAGGGAACTGTATTTAAGAAGAATACTACGTTACCACCAATATTTTTCTAACGGACATATTTATAGGTACATAAAACCAGAGGTGTACCTATGTCAGATGATTATAAATTATTTGGAGATAAGTCTTTTGCTGATTTAAGTAAAGACATTTATACAAATAGTAAACTTAAAAAAACACAAATAGACCTGCTCATACAAGAGGCTCACAGTTATATCAATACTGTGGAAGATGTTGTAATGATCATGCCTGTCATAAAAGAGTTGATGGATGTGGCAATTAAAAATGATGAGCATTTAGTAAAACTAGCTGGAGTTGTTCAGCGTATAATGAGTAAATCTTCAGGAGAGAGTGATGAATTTTCATTACTATCAGAAAGCGAGAAGGAAGACTTATTATCTAATCTACAAAACGTAGCTGATGATTTACAAAAGGTCAGTGACACGAAACCATTAGAAAAAAAGATTGAGAATATAAAGGATATACCTAATGGGTAAATTGGTCACAATAGCTCAGGATAATACATCCAGGTCCGAGCAAACAGGTTATGATAGTCAGACAAGAGATCAACAAACAGTCTATATTGAATTTGAACGTGCAAGAGTAAAAAGTATAGTACATAATTCCTACAGAAAGGATTTAGTAAATCAAATAGAAGCCGTTCAATCGCTCGACGATACCACAGCTCTGTCAGAGGATACTATAACAGCCATACCATTATTAAGAGGTCAGGTCGACCAGCCTCAGGAAGGAGATACGGTCTTGTTATGTAACTTTGATAATACTGATTATTACATAGGTCCGTTAAATTCATACAATAATCCTCAGTTCAACCCAAGCACTTCTAATGATCCATCACCAGTTGATAAATCAGTTGAACTGGTAGAAGATAATACAAACGGTGGATATAGATGGGACGTACCATTTACTGATTTAGGACACAGTGGTAAGTTAAGTAATCAGTTGTTAGATTATCCTAAAGGTAGTACATACGAAAGTACACAATCACAGCTTGGGGATATGATTTTAGAAGGTCGTATGGGTAATTCATTACGTTTAGGTTCACGTGCCACTGGTCCTTATACAATATTATCAAATGGCAATTCTTCCGTATATGAAAACTTTTTTAACACAAATGGAATGATAGCACTTACTGATGTTGGTAAGTTAGAAGACCATATAGGCTTGGTATCAGATGAAACACAGGAACCTTTAAAGTTTAGTGTTGACACTGATGATAATGATAAGAAAACAAATATAGATTATGACTATATAGAGCCACAAATTTATATTGGTTCTGATAGAATTATTTTTAACTCAGCTTCAGATAATATATTGATGAGTTCATCCACAACTGTTGATATAAATTCTTTACTAAATATAAATTTATCTACACCAAAAGACGTAGTTATTGATTCTCAAGATATTTATTTAGGAAAAGAAGCTCAAGATAATGGGCAACCGGTTGTGTTAGGAATAGAATTATTTGAAATACTATCTGAATTATTAGCTTTGTTAAGTACAATAGGAACATCGGCACCAGCACCACAGCCAGTAATGGTGCTAGCACCAGCTCCTATCAACCCAGCTCCTGGTAGTACGGAACCACCTACACCCACAGTAGCAGGACCGTTGGGACCTAAAGTGGCTAACATTCAGAATAGGTTAAGTAAGATTTTGAGTTCTAATATTTTTGTAAAGAATAACGAAGGATAACAGTTATGAAAGTTAATAAAGACCAGTTAGTAAAACTAATTGAATTGGTAGTTAAGAAGGAAGTTAAGACCGCAGTCAATGAAGCTGTACGTAAACATAATTTACTTTCAGATATCAAAAATCCAACACCTAGTTTATCACAAGCAATAGAACAACCAGTTAAGGAAGAAGTAAAGCCTAGTGGTAATTCTATCATGGATGCTCTGCAAGAAACAGCACAGAGTAATGAATGGAAAAATATGGGTGCAGCAGCACCTGGTGCTCCACAACCAGCAGCTGAAGCTGATAAACCTTATGACTCGAGTCGTATGGGTGAGATACTGAATCATCAGTATTCTGATATGGGTAGTACAGCTCCTGTTGATATTGTAGCTGATACAGCAGCAAAAACAAATACAAATGCTGATGCTCTACCAGATGGGTTGAAGAAAGCATTAAATAAAAATTACAGCGAGTTAGTAAAAAGGTTCTAATGAGTCTTAGTAAAGAATTAGCAGATGCTGTAGCAAAGTCGTTTGACGTTAAGCCTGGAGTTGATCGAACAAAGATTGATACTATGGGTAATGAGATGAGTGAAGCAATTGTTAAATTTATAACTAAGCAACCATTTAAGGTACAGGAACTGAAAGCTGTAGTAGAGTTAGACAAATTAAAGAATGGTGGTATTGATACTAATGTTAAACCATCAACACTGTTGGGACCATATGCACCAATATTTGATTTCTTTAAAAAATTAAAACCCGCTTTTGATCTTGCAACAGGAGGAGCGTTTGGCAAGGCTTTTGGTAAAGTGGAGGGTGCAGTAAAAGCAGCGGCTGCAGTATCATCAGTAAAAGGAGCCAAGACGGAAGATATTGATATGAAAAAAGACAAGGGTTTAGAAACAAAAGGTTATGCTTATATTGGTGGTACTGAGGTAGATGATGAGAATCTTGGTTCAGTATCCACCGTAACATTGAGTATAGATGATGTGGTAGACGCGTAATGGCTAGAATAGATACACACGTAACTGGTTCATTTGTTGAAGATAGAGATACTAATATTAGTATAGGATTAGATCTTCCATTGAGAAGAGATGTAAGTAGTGGTGGATACTTTGCAAGTACTAAAACAACTGTAGAAGCTGTAAAGAATAATATAAGGAATCTACTACTTACTAATAGGGGTGAAAGAGTATTTCAACCATTAATTGGTCTTAATTTAAGACAGTTTTTGTTTGAGCAGATAACACCAGAAGTTATTTTTGAAATACAAAATGATATCCGTGATACAATAAAATTGTGGTTACCTTTTGTAACCGTAGAAAATATTGTAGTTTCTGAAGATACTACTACATCCAATACTATACAAATTAAAGTAGATTTTAGTATACAACAGGTTCCAAATTCTTTAGATAGTATAACAGTGAGAATAGACTAATGGCTTATAATAATAAATCTAAAAATACAAAGGTAGTGAATTATCTTAACAAAGATTTTGTATCATTACGTAATGCATTAATTGATTACAGTAAAACATACTACCCGGAAACATATAAAGACTTTAACGAAACGTCTCCAGGAATGATGTTAATGGAAATGTCAGCATACGTAGGTGACGTGTTAAATTTTTATGTGGACAAACAATTTAGAGAAATGTTATTACCCCTAGCTCAAGAAAAGTCCAACATAATACAACTAGCTAAAGCATTTGGATACAAGACCACAGCAACTAAACCTGCTATTGTAGACTTAACTTTTTCTCAAACAATAAATGCTGTAACATCTGACCCTAATAATATACATCCTGATTTTGGATCACTAAGTTCAGCAACAGAGGTTGTACCAAAAGGCACAATTGTTAAATCTAGTATTGATGATAGTATTATTTTTGAAACATTAACTGAGATAGATTTTACATCATCCAGTTCATATGACGAGCCACCCATACCTTCTACTTTTGATAGCGATGGCCTGATAGCTAC